GGCGGGGGCGTGGTGGGTGCGCCGTTCTCTCCTAGCGCATTGTTTATAGAAGCCATGAAATCCCACCTGGCGGGGTACGGGGAGTTTGAGTTTATCGACGACAACCAGAGTATCGGAGGCCAGGCGATACACCAGTTTGCCGCGCAGCTACAAAACTCGCCCTATTTCACCAGCAGTGACCCTGAAGAGTGGCCGGATATCGTGCTGATTGTCGGCGGGATGAATGATTCCACACCGACCGGGAACTTTAACCGGGGCAGGACATACCCACTTCAGCGGGCAGTGCTGGAAGATCTTATTGACCAGTGCACTGCAAAGGGCGCTGTGGTTATTGTCTGCACCACGCCGCACCACAATGTCGAGTCCGCCACCGTCAAAAACATCAAGCTGGGTGACCTGAGCGTCCTCTGGCCGGTCAGAACTTTCAACGTCCCTACGGGTTTCACATTTGATTCAGCGAACAAAACTATCAACAGCACAGCATTTGCCTATGACACGGGAAACGCAGCGACCAGCTGGGGTGGGCAAATCCTGCGACCGGGGCATGTGCTGCGGGTTAGCGGGGTGAATGCCGGTGATTACACCATCAGTGCCATATCCGAAGACCGTCAAACCATCACCGTTGCAGAAAATATTCCGGTTTCTGGCCTGATTAATACCACCATTCAGCACATCAACCTCGATAGCATTATCGAAGAGGTACTTGATCCACCGCCGTCAAAATCGTTTGTGGAGGCCAACTGGTCGGGGAGCGGCGTTAAAGTTGTTGGGGATGCGCGTTTCGGCCTCTACAACAGCATGGTGCGTGCAGTGGCGCGTGGGAAATCAGCGTTTGTACTGGAGGCTGAAATCCCCTCGTTCAGGCTGGGTGTTGAGGTTCACGGATGGTCGGCGCTGTTTAACTCTCCTAATTACAACCATCCGAATGACCTCGGCTATACCGTCAGTTACAAGGCTGGCGCAGATGCTGCTGCTTTCAGTTTGTGCAAGCTTATCTACGGCGAAAAATACTACCGTGCATCGTGAGGAACAATTATGGCTTTTAAATTATCAGCACCTAAAACCGTTCAGATCCATTATCTCGGCGGATATCTCTGCGATCAGGAAACTGAAATTGAACTGATTTATGCCGTGGAAAGCGTCAGGCAGGACAGTGGCGGCACCGTTAAGGCCTCACTGTCCGTGCGCTACGATGACCAGGCAAAAATCATGACGGGTGATTATCCGGTCACGATTGAGCCGGATTCTCAGGACTCCTGGACTGAGCAGGCGGAGGCACAGATTATGGCATTGAGTGATTTTACTGGTGCGGTAAAAATCCAGTAAAAGGCGCATGGAATTTACGAGGCTGCACGATGGCAAATTACTTCACGTTACTGACAGACAAAGGCAAAGAATTATTTGCAGCGTCGGCAATATCTGGCGAGCCAGTCGGTATTACCTTTATGGCGGTGGGTGATGGCGGGGGAATATCTCCGACACCCAGCGCCGGGCAAACCGGACTGATCAATGAACGTTACCGGGCACCATTAAACAGGCTGGTTATTGCCGATCAGTCAGCAAATGTTATCCGGGCAGAAATGATAATGCTGCCGCAGGTAGGCGGATTCTGGCTACGTGAAGCTGCCCTCTATAACAACGAGGGACAGTGTATAGCGATAGCCAGCATCCCGACATCTTATAAGCCGCTGCTGACGGAAGGCAGCGGACGGCTCCAGGCGGTGAATATCTGGATCGCCGTCAACGATACCGCAAACGTTGAGCTGAAAGCCGACCCGTCCGTGATTCTGGCGACTGAGGAAGAGGTCATCCGCGCAAAAGATGAGGCAAAGGATTATGCCGATAAGATTGCTGGCGAGCTTGATACGGATCTTCAGCAGGTTATCGCCGATGCCATAACAGCGGCAAAGCGTGATTTCTGGGAAGACGATAACCCCGTCGGTACAACTCGATTTTTTAATCAGAACCTGAACCCGAATGAGCGCTGGCCGTGGTCAGAATGGGTGTACACCGGCGAAAATAAAACGATCCGGGTAGCAAAAGCCGATGGCTCAAACGTAGGCGCAACCGGCGGCAGCGATACCGTTACGCTCCAGCAGGCTAACCTGCCCGCCGTGCAGATTAGCGTCAGTGGCGAAACCAGCGAGTTAGCGGGCCAAGAGCTGACAACCAGGCAGGCAGGACGGCATAAACACAAAGGCGGGATGCTCGCCCCGGGTGAGGTCTGGGATGATAATTATGTTGTCGGTTCGGATAACGACAGCCGCCGCACCCGAAATTATACGGATGAAGCGGAAGACCACGACCATATTGTCGATTTTCCTCCGCACAAACACACGACCAGCGGCAAAACAGATAACCTCGGTGAAGGTAAATCGTTCAGCGTTGTTGAAGCCCACACCCTGCTGATGTGCTGGAGCCGCGTCGCCTGACCTGTGACGGTCATTCCTGTTGTACTGTCCCTGTTACAGCGGGGATGACTCGTCACTCCTTCCCACACGATTGAAAATAATGCTCACCCTTAACCACGGAGTTAAACGGATGAGCGATTTTCATCACGGCGTCCAGGTTGTCGAGATTAACGACGGCACCCGCGTCATTTCCACCGTATCAACAGCGATTATCGGCATGGTCTGTACGGCCAGCGATGCCGATGCCGCCACGTTCCCACTCAATAAGCCCGTACTGATTACCAGCGTGCAAAGTGCCATTGCGAAAGCGGGTACAAAAGGCACCCTGGCCGCATCCCTCCAGGCAATCGCCGACCAGTCGAAACCGGTCATTGTCGTCGTGCGTGTAGCCGAAGGTACCGGCGACGATGCCGAAGCGCAGACTATTTCCAATATCATCGGCGGCACCGATGAAAGCGGCAATTACACCGGGCTGAAAGCGCTGCTCACGGCGGAGGCCGTCACCGGCGTTAAACCGCGCATCCTCGGCGTGCCGGGTCTCGATTCCCTTGAGGTTGCGACAGCGCTCGCGCCGATTTGCCAGAAGCTGCGCGCCTTTGGTTATATCAGCGCCTGGGATTGCCAGAACATTTCCGAGGCGATGCTCTATCGAGAGAATTTCAGCCAGCGTGAGCTGATGGTTATCTGGCCGGATTTTCTGGCATGGGATACCACGGCGAACGCGACCGAAACCGCCTGGGCGACCGCCCGCGCGCTGGGCCTGCGCGCCAAAATCGACCAGGACACCGGCTGGCACAAAACTCTGTCAAACGTTGGCGTGAATGGCGTCACCGGAATCAGCGCGTCGGTCTTTTGGGATTTGCAGGAATCCGGCACCGATGCCGACCTGCTTAACGAGGCTGGCGTCACCACGCTCATTCGTAAAGACGGTTTCCGCTTCTGGGGCAACCGCTGCTGCTCCGATGACCCGCTGTTCTTGTTCGAGAACTACACCCGCACCGCGCAGGTTATCGCTGACACAATGGCCGCTGGTCACATGTGGGCGGTCGACAAGCCGATCACTGCCACGCTGATTAAGGACATCGTTGCGGGTATCAATGCGAAATTCCGCGAGATGAAAACGGCGGGTTATATCGTCGATGCGACCTGCTGGTTTGATGAAGAAGCCAACGACGCGGCGACCCTCAAAGCCGGGAAACTGTATATCGATTACGACTATACGCCGGTTCCCCCTCTCGAAAACCTGACGCTACGCCAGCGAATTACCGATAAATACCTGGCGAATCTGGTGTCATCGGTTAACAGCAATTAAGGAGCCCTGACCAATGGCAATGCCGCGCAAGCTCAAATACCTGAATACGTTTCTGGATGGCATCAGCTATCTCGGCGTTATCGAGTCCGTCACCCTGCCAAAGCTGACCCGTAAGCTGGAAAATTACCGGGGCGGCGGGATGTCAGGCTCGGCCCCTGTCGATTTCGGCCTCGACGATGACGCGCTGGCGATGGAGATTTCCCTCGGCGGCTTCCCTGATGATGCGATCTGGTCACTTTATGGTGCCGTCGGTACCGGGACGCTACTGCGCTATGCAGGCTCTTACCAGCGGGACGATACCGGCGAAACCGTGGCGGTGGAAGTTGAGACCCGTTTCAAGGTGAAGGAAGTCGATAACGGCGAGAGCAAACAGGGCGAGGATACCAGCAGCAAGTTATCGCTGGTCTGCACGTACTACAAGCTGACCATGAGCGGTAAAGAGCTGGTAGAAATCGACGTCCTCAACATGATTGAGAAGGTGAACGGCGTCGACCGACTCGACCAGCACCGCCGCAATATCGGCCTGTAATTTTTCCCCGGCCAGCATGTCTGGCCGGTTAACCCCGAATCCGTAAATAGTGAGAAACTCATGAGCAAAGAAAACATCGTCACCCTGGAAAACCCCATCAAACGCGGCGAGCAGGTCATTGAAACCATCACCCTGATGAAGCCCAACGCCGGAACCCTGCGCGGTGTCAGCCTGGCCGACGTTGCGCGCTCTGAGGTGGATGCCCTGATTAAAGTGCTGCCGCGCATGACCAGCCCGTCTCTCACCGAGTCGGATGTCGTCATGATGGATTTACCCGATTTGATGGCGCTGGCAACAAAGGTGATCGGTTTTTTGTCGCCGAATTTGGCGGATTAACTTTTCCGAAAGATATGTCGGTCGATGACCTGATGGCGGATATCGCGGTGATTTTTCACTGGCCGCCATCAGAGTTATATCCCATGAGCCTGACCGAGCTCACCACCTGGCGCGAAAAGGCGCTACAGCGAAGCGGAAACACGAATGAGTAACGACGTTAAATTGCAGGTATTACTCAAGGCTGTTGACCAGGCGACCCGCCCGTTTAAAACCATCCAGACAGCGAGCAAAACGCTGTCTGGTGATATCCGGGACACTCAAAAATCACTGCGTGAACTGAATGGCCAGGCATCCCGTATTGACGGGTTTCGCAAGGCCAGTGCGCAACTCGCCGTTACCGGTCAGGAGCTGAAGAAAGCGAAGCAGGAAGCCGCCGCGCTGGCGATCCAGTTTAAAAATACGGAACAGCCGACGCGCGCGCAGGCGCAGGCAATGGATGCCGCGCGCAAAAGCGCCGCCGCACTCCAGCTCAAACACAACAGCTTGCGGCAGGCCGTACAACGCCAGAGGCAGGAACTCAGCCAGGCGGGAATTAATACCCGCACCCTGGCGGCAGACGAGCGTAGGTTAAAAACCAGCATCAGCGAAACGACGACGCAGCTCAATCGCCAGCGTGAAGCACTGGCGCGCGTCAGCGCTCAACAGGCAAAGCTAAACGCGGTTAAACAGCGATATCAGTCCGGTAAAGAGATGGCCGGTAAAATGGCCGGTGCGGGTGCTGCCGGGGTTGGTATCGCGACAGCGGGAACAATGGCCGGGGTTAAGCTGATGGTGCCGGGCTATGATTTTTCATTAAAAAATTCTGAGTTGCAGGCAGTACTCGGCGTGGCGAAATATTCCGCAGAAATGACGGCTTTGAAAAAACAGGCCCGACAGCTCGGTGACAATACTGCCGCCTCTGCTGATGATGCCGCAGCAGCACAGGTAATCGTAGCTAAATCTGGCGCTGATAAAGATGGCATTTTGGCTCAAACTCCCGCCATTCTGAATATGTCGTTAGCGAACAAAAAAACAATGGAGGAAAACGCTACTTTACTTATCGGGACAAAATCCGCCTTTGGGCTTGCCGATGATAAGGCGTCACATATCGCTGACGTTATATCTATGGCGATGAATAAAACTCAGGCCACCTTTGAAGGGTTAAGCGATTCACTTACATATGTTGGTCCGGTTGCTAAAGATGCCGGTGTTAGTCTGGAAGAAACTGCCGCGATGCTGGGCGCGTTACACGATGCAAAAATCACCGGGTCAATGGCAGGGACTGGCGGCCGTGCAATATTAAGTCGCTTACAAGCTCCAACAGGTCAGGCTTATGCGGCGATTAAAGAGCTTGGAGTTAAGACAATGGACAGCAAGGGTAATACGCGTCCGGTCTTTACCATTCTGAAAGAAATGCAGGCCAGCTTTAAGCGCAACAACCTCGGAACCGGTCAAAAGGCCGAATACATGAAAACGATATTCGGTGAGGAGGCAAGTTCAGCTGCCAGCGTATTAATGACAGCGGCGGCCAGTGGAAAACTGGATAACCTGACCAAATTAATTAAAGAATCTGACGGCAAAACAGAGGAGCTGGTCAAGGTTATGCAGGATAACCTCGGCGGTGACTTCAAAGAGTTTCAGTCTGCTTATGAGGCTGTGGGTACTGACCTCTACGACCAGCAAGATAGCTCGTTGCGTCAGCTCACTCAGACAGCAACGCGGTACGTGTTAAAGCTCGATGACTGGATCAAAAACAACAAGGAGTTAGCGGAAACTATTGGCATCATTGCCGGTGGCGCACTGGCTCTGATTGGCATTATCGGCGGCATTGGTCTCGTAGCGTGGCCGGTTGTCATGGGGATTAACGCCATTATTGCTGCCGCTGGCGTGATGGGTACCGTCTTTACTGTCGCTGGTAGTGCCATTGCGACCGCGCTCGGTGCGATCACATGGCCGATTGTGGCCGTCGGTGCGGCGATTGTGGCCGGGGCGCTGCTTATCCGTAAATATTGGGAACCTATCAGCGCATTTTTCTCGGGGGTGATTGAAGGCATCATCAGCGCCTTTGCACCGGTCGGGGAAATGTTCGCTCCACTGGCCCCCATTTTTGACGGCCTCGGCGAGAAATTGCACAAAGTCTGGCAGTGGTTTAAAGACCTGATTGCGCCAGTCAAGGCCACGCAGGAGACGCTCGATAGCTGCAAAAATGTTGGTATCGTTTTCGGTCAGGCTCTGGCCGATGCACTGATGTTGCCTCTGAATATTTTCAATAAGCTGCGCGGTGGCCTCGATGTCATTCTCGAAAAGCTCGGCCTTGTGAAAAAGGAGTCGAGCAGCATTGATGCAGAAACATCAAAAGCGCAGTCGGTTGGTCAGGGCGGTGGCTATATCCCGGCGACAAGCTTACTTGGCGGGTATCAGGCTTATCAGCCTGTTACGGCTCCCGTCGGTCGTACCTACATTGACCAGAGCAGCCCAACCTATCAAATCAACATGCCGGGTGGCGCACCGGGCGGTCAACTCGGAAATCAGTTGCAGGACGCGTTAGAAAAATATGAACGCGACAAGCGAGCCAAAGCCCGCGCCAGCATGATGCACGATTAAGGAGGCGGATTATGATGCTTGCTCTTGGAATGTTTGTTTTTATGCGTCAGACGCTGCCCCACCAGACGCTACAACGCGATGCCGAATATCGATGGCCGTCAAATTCACGCGTCGGGAAACGGGATTCGTTTCAGTTTTTAGGGCCGGGTGAGGAAAAAATCACCCTGGCCGGGACGCTTTACCCGGAGTTGACCGGTGGTAAGTTGATGATGACGGCTATTCGTCTGATGGCTGACCAGGGGCGCGCCTGGCCGTTACTGGATGGTACCGGCATAATTTACGGTATGTACGTCATCAATAATATTAGCGAGACAGGAAGCCTGTTTTTTGCTGACGGAACGGCGCGCAAAATTGATTTTACGCTGACGCTCACCCGCGTGGATGAATCGCTGGCGGCGCTGTATGGCGATATCGGCGAACAGGCAAAATCACTGATTGGCAAGGCGGGAAATATGGCCTCGTCAGTGGCTGGCATGGTGGGTATTAGCTGATGCTGGATATGCTGAATCTGAATGCGGGTGGCGTACTGACGCCCGATTTTATGCTGATGCTCGACAGCAAAGATATTACCGGCAATATCAGTAACCGGTTGATGAGCCTTACCATGACAGACAATCGCGGATTCGAAGCCGACCAGCTCGACATCGAGCTTGATGATGCTGACGGACTGGTCGAACTGCCGTTACGCGGTGCCGTACTGACGCTTTACCTCGGGTGGAAAGGCTTTGCGTTGATTGGTAAGGGAAGTTTTACCGTCGATGAGGTTGAACATCATGGCGCGCCGGACACGGTGACAATCCGCGCCCGTAGCGCAGATTTTCGGGGAACGCTTAACTCACGTCGGGAAGAGTCCTGGCATGACAAGACGCTCGGCGAGATCGTGGCAGCGATAGCGACACGTAACAAACTGACGTCAAGCGTTATACCGGAGCTGGCCGGAATAAAAATTCCACATATCGACCAGTCACAGGAATCGGATGCCAAATTTTTGACACGGCTCGCCGAGCGAAACGGCGGTGAGGTTTCGGTAAAAGCGGGAAAGTTACTTTTCCTCAAAGCCGGTCGTGGGGTTACAGCCAGCGGAAAAGCTATTCCGCTGGTCACGATCACCCGCAGCGATGGCGACCGCCATCAGTTTTCCATTGCTGACCGTGGGGCATATACCGGCGTTACGGCAAAGTGGTTGCACACCAAAGACCCGAAGCCACAAAAACAAAAGGTTGCGTTAAAACGCAAACCCAAAGAGCAGCATTTACGCGCGCTACAGCACCCCAAAGCCAAACCGGTAACGAAGAAAAAAACGGTGAAGACACCGGAAGCCAGGGAAGGTGAATATATGGTCGGTGAGGATGACAACGTGTTTGCCCTGACGACTATTTTTTCAACCAAAGCGCAGGCCATACGAGCCGCCCAGGCCAAATGGGACAAACTGCAACGTGGGGTTGCTGAGTTTTCTATCAGGCTGGCGACGGGGCGAGCAGACCTTTACCCGGAGACGCCGGTCAAGGTCTCAGGCTTTAAGCGCGTCATAGACGAGCAATCATGGACAATTACGAAGGTTATGCACTCTCTGAGTAATAGCGGCTTTACGACGAGCCTAGAGCTTGAGGTGAGGTTATCGGATGTTGAGTATGAGGCAGTTGCAGATTAAAAAAACAACCCGTATAGAGTCGGGTTGTTAAATTTTATTTTGATGTGTAGGTGCGCGTATTTCCGTACATCAGGCTTTTGGCTTGGTCATCCATTAGTTCGCCCATTTTTTTACATGTAGTCAAAGGGTGTTCAAATGTGTAACCAAGTGCGGAAAACTTATTAACGACGTGTATCTCTGACGTTGTTTTGAGGAAAGATGTAGGGGCATCTTTAAGCCAGATGGGAGTGCAAACTCCGGATGATATCAAGGCTTCATATGCTTCCGATGAAACGGTATTGGCTGGTAACGTGATCTTAATGCTATTTGATGTTTGGACAATCTCAGCAGGTTGCCACGGCTTTAAACTTTTATTTAATGTTTGAAGATCAACGCTTTGAGCTAATGCATTGTAGGAAAAAGCTATGGAGGAACATAAAAAAGTTGTTTTGATGAGTTTCAT